CGCCCCGAGGTGACGACCCACACCAGCATGGGTGAGCAGACGACTCAGAACACCGACCTGACGGCCGGAACGTTGGTCGTGACTGACAACCAGGTGACCAAGAAGACCTACGGCGGCTACGTCGAGCTGTCTGAGCAGACGGTCGACTTCACCGACCCGGCCATTCTCAGCGTCATTCTTGACGACATGGGCCGCATCTACGCCAACACCACGGACAACGTGGCGGCTGACGCCCTGGCGGCTGGCACGACCAACACCAACAGCTTCACGGCCGCCAGCGCGGGTGACCCGTCGTACTGGGCGTCGTGGATTGCCGAGGCGGCCAAGGACATTCTGAGCGGGTCCAACGGCAACCTTCCGACCCACCTGTTCCTTCACCCGGGAATCTGGCAGGACCTGATCGGGCTTTCGGACACCTCTGACCGCCCGCTGTTCCCGCAGGTCGGCCCGATGAACGCATTCGGCAACCTGACCCCGGGCAGCGACTCGGGCAACGCTTTCGGTCTGAGCGTGGTGGTCGACCGCAACTTCCCGAGCCAGACGCTGATCGTCGGTGACGCCAGCGGGTTCGAGATCTACGAGCAGCAGAAGGGCGCCATTCAGGCGAGCAACCCGGCGCAGCTGAGCACCACCCTGGCGTTCCGTGGCTACTTTGCCACCCTGATGATCGACGCGGACAAGTTCGTCAAGGCCGCCTTCGTCTGATCCCTCTGAGCTGACCGACTGCCATGGCTACCTTTGCAATCACCCACCGTCAGGTAACTGACAACTACTTGGTCGTTCAGACCTTGGAGGGGACTGACATTGGGACCGGGCAGTCGGTCACGCTCGCGGGGCTAGGTGCCACGCTGAACGGCACCTACACCGTGGAGGATGTACCTACGTTTCTGTTCTTGGGCGTGGACGACGAGGGCGACTGGCTGTTTGACCCAAACGTCACCATCCTCAACCAGCTGCTTATGCCCAAGACGCACGCTGACATTGCGCGTGGGGCAGTCGACGGAACGCTCACCTGGACGACAACGGCAACGTGGATTACCGACGCTGACGTTGTGGCGTGGCTGGGCATCGCATCAGCAACGGCCAATGACACGGCTTTCATCACCACGGCCGTCAACGCGGCCAACGCTTACGCCTACCGCCGGCGGCGGGAAGCGGGGTATTACGACAGCCTGAGCACCGTGCCCAGTGCTGACGTCAAGCTCGGCACGATCATGTTCGCCGGCAGTCTGTACCGCGAGCGTGGATCTGTGGACTCATTTGCATCGTTCGAGCAGATGGGCACGCCGGTGGCGTTCGGGTCAAACGGCCAGATCAACCGTTTGCTGGGCGTCAATAGGTCACAGGTAGCGTGACTGCCTCCGGCATCTTTGCGGACGCTCAGGGGACGCTGGTGGCGTCCCTGACGGCATTGGGCCTCAAGGTCGTGACCGACGTGCGGAATGCGCGGCCGATCACCGTGCTGGTCGACCCGCCGACGTTCACCTGCTTCAACAACAACATTGCCGAGATTGAGTTCGGTTTGAAGGTGCTTGCCGCGCCGCCTGGTAACAGTGACGCGGTTGATTACCTGATTACGACCGCTGACACGATTATGGACAGCGGCATCAGCCTCATTCGGGGAATCCCGGGTGTTATGCAAATCGGTGGGCAAGAAGTTCCCACTTATGACCTGACAGTTCGGGTCGGAACCCAAAGGAGCTAGCCACCATGGCGGCAACGACTTACCTTTCCCAGCCGGCGTCGCTGACCATTGGCGGCGTGCAGCTGTCGGACCAGTGTTCAGCAGTGACTCTGACCCTCGGCCAGAACCCGCTCGTGTCGACCGCGTTTGGCGACGGTGGCGAGCGCATGGTCGGGGGCCTGCAGACCGTTGAGGGCACCATTACGTTCTACGTCGACTATGGCGCAAACAGCGTTGAGGCCACGGTTGCTGCCGAGCTCGGGGCTGGTGACACCGCAATCGTCATCCGCAAGGACGCTGGGGCACCCAGCGCGTCTAACCCCGAGTGGACGATCAGCGACACCATGATCGCCAACTACCCCATTACGTACTCTGTTGGGGAACTCCAAGTCATGGAAGTGGCCTTCTCGGGTGGCACTTTTGTGCGCGACGTGACCTAATCAATTCAAAGGGGTAAACGATGGCTGACACAAAGGCAGTAAATGGGAACATCGAATTCACGACGAAATCGGGTTCTTACATTGTTGACATTGCATCGTTGAAGGTCGTCATCCAGTTTGAGCGGCATTTCAATGTCTCCGCCCAGGTCATGAACATGGCCCCCCGGGTGGAATACCTGGCGTACATGGCGTGGGCAGCTGCACGCGCTCAGAACATGCCGGTGGCAGACACCTTTGACGGTTTCGTCGACGAGCTGGTGGACATTGAGCAGGTAGACGGCGAGCAGACAGATCAAAACCCTACGGACGGGGGACAGTAAGCCGGGCACTGGCCGTAGTGCTGGTGCAGACGGGCTTCTGGCCCCCAGATGTAGCCTTCACGATGAAAGACCTCAATACGGTGCTCGAGGTCATCAAGGAAAGCCAAAGGTAATGCCGGCGACGATCAAGACCGAGGTTGTGGGCGTCAAGGACACAATCAAGGCGTTGCGCCGGGTTGACCCCGAGTTCCGCAATGAATTCAACAAGGCCGCAAAGGACGTCGTTGCGCCCATGGTGGCCGAAGCCAAGTCCCTGTACCCGAAGCTTCCCCTTTCGGGCATGGCGCGGTCTTGGACGCCGAAAGCGTTTTCAATCTTTCCTTGGCAGATCAACAAGGTGCGAACGGGCGTCAAGGTAAAGACCTCGACTCGCCGAGATAAAAACGCCGTCTTGTATGTGTCCCAGGGCACGCCTTCCGCCGTGGTGTTTGAAACCGTCAGCAGTAACAAGCCGCTGGGAATCAACATCAGGGCGCGTCACGACCGGGTGCTGTGGCCGCTGGCCGAGAAGCACGCGCCACGAATCAACAGGGGCATCGAGCAGCTGGTGCGCGAGGCTGAAAAGACCGTTCAAGGGATGGTGGGCTAATGGCAATAACCATCCCGATCCTGACCGATTTCGACGGCCGTGGGATTGACCGTGGCATAAAGCAGTTCGGCCAGCTGGAAACCAAGGGGCAGAAGGCCGGTTTCCTGATCAAAAAGGCCGCTCTGCCAGCCGCTGCCGCTCTTGCAGGTCTGGGCGCTGCCGCGTTTGTGTCGGCCAAAGCCGCTGCCGAGGATGCAGCTGCCCAGGACAAGCTGGCAGGCACCCTGCAGCGCGTCACGGGCGCCAGCGATGCCGTCGTCGCCAGTACCGAGGAGTACATCACCACGCTTTCGCAGGCCGTGGGCGTGGCCGACGATGAGCTCCGCCCGGCGCTAGGCAAGTTGGCGACAGTCACTAGGGACGTTGGCAAGGCTCAAGAGCTGCTGGGCATCGCCCTGGACGTCAGCGCTCAGACCGGAAAGCCGCTTGAGGCCGTCACGACTGGGCTGGCGAAGGCATACGGGGGCAACCTCGGAGCCCTGAAGAAGCTGATCCCCGGGTTCGATGAGGGAATCATCAAGTCAAAGGATTTTGAGGCCGCGCAGGCCGAGCTCGCAAAGCTCACCGGGGGCGCCGCGTCCGAAAGCGCAAACACCGCTGCCGGCCAATTCCGCCGGTTTGGCATCGCAATCGAGGAAACCAAGGAAAGCATCGGCGCGGCCCTGTTGCCGATCATCCAGGCGTTCCTCCCAATCCTGCAGCGCATGGCCGCGTTCGTGCAGGAGAACAGCGGCGTGGTTGTCGCCTTGGGCGCGGCCGTGGGCGCCCTGTCAATTGTCGTTCTGGCCGTCAACGCTGCAATGAAGGTGGCAGCTGCAACGACGGCAATCTTGACCGCTGCCCAGATTGCCTACAACATTGCCCTGAGCGCCAACCCAATAGGAGTCGTGGTGCTTGCCGTCGCTGCGCTAGTGGCCGCGTTCGTCACCGCCTACAAAACCAGCGACACCTTTCGAGAAATTGTTGACGGGCTGTTTGGCGCGCTACGGGGCGCATTCACGTTTGTCAGGGACACCGTTGGCCCAATCATTGAGGGCTTTGTCAAGGCGCTAAGGACCGCGTTCAATTGGATCAAGGAAAACGCCGGGCCTGCGCTCGACGTGCTTGAAACCGCGTTTAAGACCGCGTTTGCGCCGATAACCCTTGCTGTGTCTGCCATGCAGAAGCTGCTCAACTTGCTGGGTTCATGGGATAAGGGCTCACGGGGCGTCCCCAACCTCACTCGCCCAGGCGCCGGGAGCGGCGGCATGAGGGGCAACGAAATTGAGGGAATGGCCAAGGGCGGCATTGTCACTCAGCCTACGTTTGCTCTGATTGGTGAGGCTGGCCCTGAGGCCGTCATTCCTCTGAATCGCGCCGGCGGCATGGGCGGCATCACCATCAACATCGAGGCGGGGCTTGTGTCCACGCCCGACCAAGTGGGCCAACAGATCATTGAGGCCATTCAGAGGGCGCAGCGGCGCTCAGGACCGGCTTTCGCAGCGGCATGAGCCTGCCGACTATTCAGGTGCTGGTGGGCTTCCAGCAGACCGCTAATTTCGCCACCCCGTTCCAGCTGGACATAGACCCTTACGGCAAGCTCAACACCGGCACCCTCGGCGGCGTTGAGATGATTGACGTCACCAGCATGGTCAAAAGCATTGGCATTACCAGGGGCCGCAACCGTGACACCGAGCAGTTCAACGCTGGCACGGCATCGGTGGCGTTTTACGACCCTGACCGCGACCTTGACCCGCTGAACGAGGGTTCGCCGTATTACCCGTGGGTAGGCCCGCGCATGCCCATTGAGGTTTACGCCAACGGCCTACCGATTTACGCGGGCACGATCACCGACTGGGATCTTGATTACGACTTCACGACGTCCGGCAACCGCATGACAGCGCAGTGTGCTGACAACTTCACCGTGTTGGCAAATATGACGTTTGCCGAGTGGGCACCTGTTGAGCAGAACTCAGGCGCTCGAATCACCGCATCGCTGGCACGACCCGAGATTTCCTATCAGGGATCCCGAGCTGTTGCGACCGGGCAAAGCACGTTGGGTGGCACACCCGGCGGCGGTAGCGCCTACGACGTCGACCAAGGCACAAACGTCCTTAGCTACCTGCAGCGCGTTGCCGCGTCTGAAGGCGGGTTCCTGTTCATGGATCACGCCAACATCTTGACGTTCGTCGACCGTAGCCAGAACATCAACCCGTCAGCCGTAGCCGCGTTCACCGAGGACGGCACCGGGATTCCCTACAGCTCATTGCTCAACCAGTTTGGTGACGAGCTGCTTTTTAACAGCATCCAGATGCAGTCCCCGGCCGGGAATGTGCAGATCGCTTCCGACGCTGAAAGCATCGCCAGGTATCAGGCATCCCAGTATTCGAAACTGGATCTTCTCAACAGCACAACCGCAGAAGTTCTTGACCTGGCCAACGCCTTTCTCGCCACCCATGCGAACCCGGTGTTGCGATTCACAGGCGTCAGCCTGCAGCTGGCGGCGTATGAAGTCGACCATCAAAATGATGTGCTGGCTCTTGACCTAGTCGACGTCGTGACCATTCAAAAGTCCTTCGACGTTGGAAGTCCGGCAAGCCTTTCCGAGTCGTTGATTGTCAGTGGCATTCAGCACGCCATTACGCCGGCAGGCCATACGGTGTCCCTGACTTTCGAGCACACCGACTCCCGGGCATACTTCACGTTGGATTCGCCAACGCTTGGCGTCCTCGACACTAACTTTCTCTACTTCTAGGAGGGGCCGTGGCAATCACACCAAACACCACATTTACCGCCGGCAACGTTCTCACGGCAGCTCAGATGAATCGCCTGCCGTGGGGCATCATGGGTTATGCCAGCGTTACGGCTAATCAAAGCGGCATCACAACTGCCGTCGACGTCACTGGCCTTACCGTCACCTTTACTGCAAATTCGACGCGCTACTACAAGACCACCGTGTACACCTTCAGCGCGCAGCAGAACACCGCAGCGGGTTACGGGGAAATCAGAATTACTGATGGATCAAACGTGCAAAAGCAGTCTGGCGTGATCTATCAGCTTGCAGGGGTACAGGCTCTGATGTGCATTTCTGTTGTCGAAACCGGGCTTTCAGGCAGCACGATTCGTAAGGCGCGAGCGTTGACGACCGCAGGCACCCTCCTGTTGGCTGCAAGCGCCACATCTCCAATGTTTATCGTGGTCGAGGACATCGGGCAGGCATGACCCCGGAGGACGCGCACACGATCCGCCAGGACATACGCGAATTGCGCGATGCGCTGGCGACCGTGGAGAACCTTCAGCGCGAAGCCAATCATCGCCTTGGCAAGCTCGAAGGGCGTGTGTTCGAAATCGAGCTGTGGCGTGCGCGTCTGCAGGGTGCAGCTGCAACCAGCCGCGTCGTCTGGCTTCTGGCCGGCGGCGCAATCACCGGGATTATCGTCGGCATCATCAACAACACCTAGGGGACGTCGTGATCAGCAACGGGCAGGCAACGTTACGGAAGGCAGGGCATTACCTCGGGGCGCAGGAGGGTGCCAAGCCCAACCGTTCCGGCGATCCCATCGTTGACGAATGCCAGGAAATGTACGGCTTGCTGGGTGTGCCCTGGTGCGCGTGTTTCGTCGGGTATGTAATCGACAAGTCCGAGGCGTCGGCCCAATACAAGAAGGACGCCAAGGCCGTCGTGCATCCGTCTACGGCCGAGATGGTCGCTCGAGCTCGCCGAAAGGGCTGGTACGGCCCGCACGGCAAGAACACAAAGCCGGGTCATCTGTTCATCATCGACGGCTTGCATGTCGGGTTCGTCAACGCGCTCAACAAGGACGGCACCTTCCAGACCATCGAGGGCAATGCCAGCAATGGCGTCAGGAGCCTGACCCGGGCATGGTCAGACGGCTGGCAGGTAATCAGCATTCCCGGCGTGGGCAACCCCGGGCCTGCGGCCGTGGTTGACGGCTACGGATTCGACGACACCAGCGTGAAGATCTACGGCGGCTGGCCGACCCCCCAGGCGCGTGATCAGCAGCTGCAGAAGTTTGCCGCCGCCAACCCGACCTACTGGACTCAGGCCGTCAGGGTGCAGGCCAACAGCAAGTACGCCTTCCGCGCTGGCCCCGAGGGCACGTGGAATCGCTG